GCAAGACCTGCGTCACGTTGCCGAGCATATCGGCCTTGGCTTGACTGTCGAGGATGGCGATGCGTCCACGCGTCGGCACCTTGAGGTCGTCGAGCTTCTTGACCACGCTCACCATGTCAGCCAGTGAATCGGGCGGGTCTCCGGCGGTCCCAACAAAGTTGGGAATCTGGGAACCCTTGCCGAGGATGTAGCTGTCAATGCTCTGGGCAATGGCCGCAACAGCCGGTTCGAGCAACTGCTGACGGAAGTTCGCCAAGTCAAGCGTCCATTGCTTGGACGTAACGGCAAACGTTACGTCGAAATGCTTCTCAAGCGTTAGGTTGCGGCTCGACTCGGTAGCGTCCTGCGTGGTCGTCGTGGTGGTAAACTCCTGCGCCGTAAACGAAGCAGGGCCGCGCACGGAGATTGTGTCGCCAACCTTCGCGCCGCGAAACTCGTCGGCATACGAGCGGTTGAACAGGTTAGCCGCAACCAATTCATTCTCAAGAATGAGCAGGGCTTCGCGACCGATAATGCTGGGAGTTAAAAACGTGTTAGCCATTTTAAAAAAATCCTTTAGTTATTAAGACGCTATGCAGGGATAAGCCCCTGCTCTCGCGCCTGTCTGTATTCGCTTAAACTCATTGATGCAACTTCGTCCGGCGTAAACTCACGCCGCGCCCCGCCCTGGCGTGCAGTGCTATCGGGCGTTGTGCCACCTCCAGAATGACCGTTCGCCTTAAACGCGACCGCAAGGTCCGGGTCGTTTCTTCGCTCCGCTACGAGGTCCGAAAAACCCATAGGTGCGAGGTCCTTCCCTTTCACTCTCGGCGTGCCGTCAGCGTCTACGATCTCTACAATGACCTTGCCGTCTTCGTCAGTGCGTGCGCGGACCTCGTTTTTTAGTATCGGCATCAACAGGCGCGGATTACCTCCGGCCTCTATGATTGCGTTCTGCAACTGGCTGTCAATCAGCAAGTCTTTAATCTGCTCCATGCGAGCATCGGCCAGACTTTGAATGGGCGCGGTAGCCTGTTCGATGTTCTCACGCGCAGACCGTTTGACATTATCAAGCTCGGCCTTCATCCGTGATATTGCCTCGGATTCCTCGCCTTGCGTGATACGCAACGACTCCAGTTGTTGCAACGCCTCGGCCAACTCTTGTGGGCTTCGCCCTATTGCAGAGTACTGCTTAAGGCTTTCCTCTGCTTTGGTCGCCCGGTCTTTGAGCTTGCCGAGCGTGGATTTAAGCCCTTGCACATTTTCCAACGCATATCCGCCCTCGTCGGATACTGACAAAATATAACCACCCGCGTCTGATTCCGCATAATACTCTCGCAAGTTTTCCGGTATCTCGTCAGCGGCTTCGTATACGGCTTTTAACATTGTATCCCCTTCGGTGACAGCCTGCAACTCGGCAGGGCTTTAGGTGATACAGGCGACTCGCGCCTGTACTATTTTACTATGCCCTTTTTCTTTTTTCAAGGGCTTTTAATTGTGGGAGTGTTAATAGTTTCCCGTTGTTGTTAGTAAACTCATTTATTTTTATCTTGTTTCCCCTAAAAAGGGCCGCTCGACTCGGGCCGAGGATTTGGTCTTGCACCTCTTTAGGTTGTCGCCGTAGCCATTTATTATATGTAACGTCCGACGGCACTGCGCCGTTCATTGATGCGCGAGCGCCGACCGGCGCGTCTGCCACATCAAGCCCTAACTCGCGGTAGCTTTTTAAGACCGGTGTCATTGTACACCGGCAGTTTATGTGGGCCGGTGGCTGACGGTGCGCCGTGCCGGGCTTAAAGACTTTACCGTCAAGCCCTCCGCACTCGGGGCAGGTGCGCGTGTCTAAGGTCGCCACCCATTTGATGCCCTTTATAATATCGTCGTTCTCTGCAAAGGTCTGCTGTCGGGCCGCGTTTGATACGTTGTTGATTGAGGTGCGGACGATAGCCTCGGCCTTGCGGCGCGTCGTATAGAGGATGCCATCGGTAAACTTGTTGGCCCTTGTCCCGCGCACCCGTTGCACCATCTGCCCGACCGTCTGGCCCTCTGCCGCGCCAAGCCTTATGGCGCGTTCGAGTTCTTCTTGTGTTGAGCGTTGCAACTTGCTAAACCATTCCGTCAGCGGTGTGCCTTCTATCGGCGTGTTGATCGCTATAGAGCGTAATAACCCGGCTGATGGTATTGTCGTGTCGAGCGTAACCGGCGACACATCGTCAAGCAGGTCGGCAAACCATCCCGCTTCATCTTCCGATAGCTCAACGAGCAGAGGGGTCAAGCCCTGCCGCGCTTCGCGAAAGCGTCGCTCGTTGATTGCTCGCAGGTAGCCAAACAGTTGACGCATCCGCGCCGTTGTCGCTACACCCGGGTCTACGCCGACGCGCCCGATCTTCTCGTAGCGGCGTATCAACTGCGCGAGGATGTCCTGCTCCATATCGTCAAGCAGTGCGTTGATCTTTCTGACTTCCGTGCCGCCCAACTGTTGTAGGTAGGCTTGATGCCGTATCACGCGGTCCATGACTTCCTCGTTGAGCGTCAACGAGTCGCCAAGGTCGCGGATTTCTACCTGCCTATTCAAACAGATGCCTCAATAACGAAAGGGCTTTCTGTTTCAAGCCCTGCCAGTATTTCCTCAACGTCAACAGCCTCATGGTATAGCCCCCTTCTCTTGCGCTCGGCCAGATAGGTGCGGCGATCTAAAACGCCGAGCTTGTAGTCCTCGCGTATCTCTTCCAGTTCGCGGCCCGTCGCCGCGCTGTATCCCAAGTCCTCGCTGATAGAGACCGCCGGAGCGTCTAAGGCGCGTCCAGCCCATTCCGCCGACAGCGCGAGGGCTTGCTGTAGTCCGTCCTCCAATAGCATGACGTATGCCTCAAGGTCGCTGATCTCGCGGCTTGCTTCTATCGCCAGTTCTGTGGCGGTAGGGTTGCCGCTCTTGCGCTCGACCGGAGCCATTGCGAGGGTTTGCATCTGTTGCTCTAACTGCCGGAGCGCATCCGAGCCGACTTTGACGGCTGATCCGTCGGTCTCTATGACCTCGACATCGCTCTGCGGGTCTTTGTTGCCGAAGACTTTATACGGTCCAATCTCGACAGATGCGACATCCTCCTTACTGAATCCGCGAAAGAACAGCATAGGCACCCGCGCCACGGATTCGATGTTGTCTTGATCGGACTGGTTGCGCCAGTGCTTCGCGTTGAGATGCGCCAAGCCCTCAAGGGGTGGCTCACATTCGAGCAGGCCCTTGCGGTTGGCGTAGATCGTGACGAGCGGAATCTTGCCGAGGGTGTTGGGGTATTCGGCGACCTGTTCCCACTGCTCGTCTTCATCCTCGCCGGAGATGCGCTCCCACAGTTCGATCATGTCCGGCATCCAGACGACGACATAATGCACCGGACGGGTTGCCCATCGGTTCGTCTGGGACGGCACATCGACAACGTGCCGCACCTGCAACCGCGTCAGTTGCTCAACACCTCCGACACGCTCACCCTGCCAGTTGATAACCGAAGGCGGCGAGATGCCGACCATATAAGGCCGTAGCTGTAGCTCTTGCTCGTCGGCCAATGTCAACTCGCGTCCGAGCATATCCTGGAGCTTTGTCGTGTTCGGGTATTCAACGAGGATGTGCGTCTTGCCGTAGACAAGCAGGTCTTGCAGTCGCTCACGCGCAAACGTCGTAAGATTGCGCCCGGTCAAGTCGACATTCTGGGCGAGCATCTGAAAAAATATATCCGCATCCTCCGCCAACTGGACCGGAGCCGAGAAAGGCCGCGCCGAGTACGTCGTCACTATATCCCGATACATATCATAGAGGACGGAGTTAGCGAGGCGCGTCTGGTAGCGTTCGTCGGATTCTTTGGGATACTGCGGCAGGTATTGCCGCCCCGCGTCCCGCATCCCAAGCGTCCCCTCCATGAGGATACGCGGCAAGGCCCACCGTCGCGCCATGCGTTTATACGCCGCGTTCGGGGTTGCTACCGTTGCGCTGTCTGCCGCCTCGTCGTCGTGTGCGAAGTCAAAATAGTTCATCTGTTGCCCTTTATCGTATCAACTCTATATCTCGTCTAAATCCCATGACGATATTCTCTCCGGTGCGTCTATCGGATGCTCTGCTACAATATAATAACCTAACGCGTCCGACGCATGAGACAGGCGCGGGTCGAATCGTTTGTCTATCTCGCCAGAACCGCCCTCCAATACGCGCACCCCCTCAAGGTCTTTGTGGAGGTTCGGGGCCGCGTCGGGATTAACATACAAGTTAATGTCGCCCTCACCGTCAACCAGTCGCGTGTTGACGGCATTGACGCGTGAACGCTCCGAAGGGTTCGCCCTCGGGACGCGCATATATATATCAAAGAACTGCCCAAGCTCGGACTGGACTATATCCCAATCACTGCCGGAGGTCTTGGCCGTCCCTCGCGCCCCGCCTGTTGCGTCACCGTAAATATAGACAATTCCCTCGTGGTTCGCCCAGTCGTTTATGAGTCGCCCACAGACGGCGATGGTGTTGCTATTGCGCGGTATATGCACCTCGCCAATGACGACCGTCACCTCGGCCCCCGTTG